AGAAACAAACGAAACTTATTACATAACTACATTTTTAAGTACGTTACTTAATATACATAAGTTTAAAAAAGCAGGGTTGAAGAATGTTGAAATTATAGGGTTGCATAGGAAATTAATATGACCGAATTAACCCCTTCAGAAAGAATCAAGGCGATGACGCAGGTAGCCAGCGATAAGATTAAGAAAGCCGTTGACAATCTCTTACGCAAGAAAGACAGCGAGAAAGTCAGAGAAGAGAATCGCAAGGCAGAGATAAAGACTTGTGCGGAAGAAAGCATGACTTTGATGAATGACGCTCGTTATCCAAGACATCAGAAGTTCTTGACTGAATTAAGGTCAGCGTATTCAAGGAAGTTAGAGCAGACAGACCCTTCAAGGATCGCAGACATAGCCAAGATACAGGGTAAGATAGAGAACCTTGACGTGCTTATCAATAGACCCAAGTATGCAGTTAAGGAATACGAGGCGATTATTAAGGAACTGAAATGAAGATACCTAAAAGATATATAGGCAAACAATGTGATATTTATGTCAGACGTTCCATAAAAGTAAAACCAATAAGTATAAAAGAGTGGATTGTAAAGGAACTGAATAAGTGAAACTTGAATGGCTGTTTAATATTCTGAAAGAGTTAGAAGAAAGCAAGTATCATGGAAAGGTCATTATTAATATGTGCGCAGGAGATGTCCCGAGTATCGAGAAACAAGAGCGTATAAACAAGCCAGAACAAAAACTTACTGATGCAGATATGGTGGCAATTTCACAACACGGATATGCACGTTGGGAAAAGAAATTTAAAGTGGCTAATCCCGAAAAGGGAAAGGAGAGTTAAATGCGATCGCAGAAATCCATAAACAAGGATTGGGATAAATATTTAAGTAAAAGAATATGCGAGGCGAATATCCCGATAGGATTTACTGGAGAGATTCACATTAATATGAGTTTTGGTGATTGGAGACAAACAATACTCGAAGAGATGAGCCAAAGACAGGCAATGAAATCTTTACTTAAAAAGATATAGTTCTTTGACAGATTTTTAATAGCAGTTAATCACTAATCTTAAAAAAAGAAAGCGATTATAAACATAGATTTTACATGAAGTTCATCTATGATTATGGTCGCTTTTTTGTTGTATAAGTGTAGTCGGTAACGACACACTCCTACCCGAATCCCTCACGGTGTGATATGAGGTGTAACAGGAGAGTAAAATGTTTGATTTGCTTAGACGTGCGATGTACCCGATGTTCAGTATTGGCGACGATAGCGCAGGTGGAAGTGATGACGCTCCCAAAGACCCACCTGTTGATAACCCTGATAACGTTGACTCGCCGACTCCTCCGGCAGATGATAAAGAGGAAGTAGTTGACGAATCGGAAATCAGCGACGAAGATTATAACGCTACGATGGAAAAGATGTCGCCCAGACAGTTAGCGGCAATGAACAAGCGTATGCGTGATAAGATAGCCAAATTATCAGAGAAGCCACCTACACCGCCAGAGCCAAAGAAAGAAGAACCTATCAAGAAAGAGGCTACGGTTGAGGAGTTCGACGTTGATAAGTTTGACCGTATAGGAATGGTAACAGCCAACAAACACGGGAAAAAGGCTATGGAAACAATATTGGAATCGGGATTAACTGAAAAACAGTTCAGTGCGCTCGTTGATGTAATCAATATTGTAAGTGCAGGTAACTCACAGCATTTTGCTAAAAGTGCGGTTCAACCGTTTGCTAATAAGTTCATTGAGGGCGAGTTCAAGGTAGAGTTTGCGGCATTCTCGAAAGATGATGTAAGAATGTCTAATCCTGCATTGAAGAAAGATGTTGAGGCGATTATTCGCGCCGAAGTTCCACCTGAACACTGGACTGATCGTGAAGTTATGAAACGTGCATTAGGCAAGGTGTTAGTTGACCACCCCGAGTATTCGGTTGCACCGTCAAAACGTGAGATAGTTGAAGATGGTTCTCTTCACGAAAAGACAAGTGGCGGTGGTGCGAGTGGTGGAGTAAGCAATTCATCTCTTGAAACATTCGCAAAGGAAAGAGGGTTAGGCGACATCAAAGACCCGACAGTAAGGAAACACGTTTTAGAAGCCTTCAATGCTAAACGGAAGATTGAGGCTGATTTGAAAAAATAAACAGGAGGAATTAATATGAGTTCATATGTGAAATTAGGTTCTTGCGATAATAAGCAGGATGAATTACTTTGTATTGGTGGTTTTGAGGCTTCTGGCAAACTCCCAGCAAAAAGCGGAAGGTTTGTGTATTACGATATATCGTCTGGTGCGTCGAATCACGCCGGTTGGATTCCGTGTGCTGATAACTCGGTGACTATCGGTGGTTTTTGTAATCACGATACCGACCTGATGACTTCAAAGGCGACTTCTTCGACTGCCAATGGAACAAGGCTTCCGATTATAAGCGTTAAGGATAGGGTATTTGAACTTCCTTATGCGGCTTCTGGTGCAGCGGCCACGCTTACACTCGCGGTTGCGGAAGTCCTTATAGGCAAAAAAATTGACCTATATGTTGACAGCGACGGTATTCAGTATGCCGACAATGCTACTTCACAGGCGGTTTTACAGGTCGAAGGATACAGCGTAGAAAGAAATACGCTTAAAGTATCTGTTCTTCCCGCATACATAGTTCAGTTGGCGTAATTAAATAAAACAATAGGAGGATTTTAATATGAGTTCACCAATGGTAAGAAGTGATGTACCGAAAGGATTAGCCGCTGACCTCTACAAATGGGATTTAGAGGCGAGGGCTGATTATGACAAGAAAGAAGGCCCTACGTTACTTGATAAGTTCACCGACGTAAAACCGATGAGCGAAGTTAAGGGGTCATTTTATCAGAGAACGACTGCTTTGACTGATGATAAGCTCGGATATAGGGCTGATTATGGTCTATCTGACAAGGCTTCTCTGAAAGACGGTTGGACGATATACGGTAAAAAGAAACACGCTTCTAAGATGTTCAGCGTATATTCGGAAGTCGCTAATGATTGGTTTAGGTACACCAATTTCATTAAAGACTTCATAAAGTCAACTGGGCCGGAATGGATATACAACACGAAGGAAGATATTTTGATGATGGCTATCAATAACGGTGCATTGACAGCCGGACACACACAGGCATTTGATAACAACAGTTCTGATGCCGGGATTCCTTCGCAGACTGCTGACCTACCTTATGACGCAGTACCGTGGTTTGATGCGGCTCATACCGCTAAAGGTCATACAACGACATACGATAACTGTATGTCTGAAACAGGACTTAGCCCGTCTGAGGTAGCCAATGGAATAAATGCCGCTGGCGTAAAGAATATGTATGTCCGTTTCGCTGAAACAAATGCGAAAATGGAAAATGGTGCTAATTTCAATAACACCAAAGACATATATGTTCTTACTTCAATGGCTGGGGCTATGGATTGGAAATCGGTGTTGGGTTCACAGCTTAATCCCGATGACGATAACAATGCCAATAACTACATTAAGGGATTGATTGACCCTAAAAATGTAATTGGCACTAACCTTATGGAAACAAAGACCGCTTCCGTCCTGTTCCGTAAGAAAGGTATAGCGTGTTTCATTGAAGAGCCGAAATACGAATTCTTGTCAGAGAAAGAACCCGACCTTGATTGGGTCAGAGTTTCTTTTGACTACATATTCGTAATCGAGAATTGGAGATTTGCTCTCGCTAACAACTTACCGTTAGTATAATTTGACTTGATAAGGGGCTTTTAGATTATGATTGTAACCGTTAAAAAGATACGCAATGGATATTTAATTGATGATTGCCAGAAATGCGGGGAACACGCCTCATTGGTAAAAGTCAATAAGATATGGATGTGTAATCTTTGTAAAAGCGAATACGAAAGTGATCTGAAAGCCCCTAAACAGGTTAAGTATATCGAGAAACAGCAGTCAAGATTCAAAAAAATGACAGAAGTTTAAGGAGGTTAAAGTGAAAAAATTAGCATTATTTATAAGTATATTCCTAATGGCTATGCCAGTATATGCCGGAGTAACTTATGACGGTACTGCTGGACGAGTTATAGGAACGAGGGCGCAACACGCTACGTCAGGTGTTACAATGGGGGCTGGCGATTTGCTTGTAGCAGATGATTCGACATTTATTGGCGATGTTACCATAAGTGGACAACTTACACAGAGTGGATTTTCAAGGTCTACCGAGTATAAGTGGTTTGGAGTTACTGCAAGTTCTGATACTACCATAACATCAACAGGCGCAGTAGTCAATATTTACAACAAGTTAAACGACATAACAATGCTGACTACTCCCACGCAATTACCTGTTATATCTACGTCTCCGGTAGCAAATTCAGGTATATCTGATTATACGAGAATATTGGTATTTTGCTCGTCTAATTCGTGGACTGTCTATGACAATGACACCAAATCAGGTTCGTTACTTGAATTGACAGAGGGAACGTCGTTGACGTTAGCGATGAACGATTCTGTTTATCTAAAAATGGTAAATGGTAAATGGTATCAGGATAGTATAGTTCAGCACGTTACGGGCGCGATAAACACAATTGGAAATGTTGCTATCGGCGGGACACTTAGTAATACTGGATTGCAGACTGCTACTGGGGGTATAACAGTTCCGAGTGGAGCAACGTTTACTCTTGCAAGTGGTTCAGTCCTGGTTTCTACTGGTATGATACAAATTACTGGAGCAGAGGGATTTACAGTTGATAATTCTGTTAAAGCGGGTAATTTTACTTCTACCGGTCCGCTTGTTTGTGTCGGAATAACAAACACAGGCGCAACGGCTACCGTAGGACAGGCGAATACGGGATATACTAAATTGAGTTACACTCTAGTAACTGATTCAGTTACCTTGACTGCGGCTTCTACCGAAGTACAGGTGTCATCTAAGACCACTGCAATGGCGTTTACGCTACCTACAGCTGCTGGTAATACGGGATTAAAGTTCACGTTTATCAAAGCGAGTATAGCGGCAATAGCTGTTACCATAACTCCGGTAAGTGGACAGTTGATTAACAGTGTAGCGGGCGATAATGCAGATATGGACGCTATGAATGACCGTATAACGATAATGTCAGATGGTGTTCAGTGGCGTATTCTGGAAAGATACATACAGTAAATATTTAGCCCTGCCTTGCGAGACCTTTGACGTACAGGTTAATTAAACGCAAGGCAGTAGTAAGGCAGGGTAACAATATCAGGAGGTCAAATGCAGTATTTCGCAATGACAGTAGAAGAAAAGAACGAACTTTGTAAAAAGGGTAATAAGTGTCTTGGCTGTCATAGGATATTCGTTGACAAAGTTCCTACGGGTGCGGTTAAATGGGAATTTGAGTTACCTGATAAGGTTGAAGAAAAACCAGAACCGATTAAAGAAATTCCGAAAGAAAAGGAAGTGTCTATTATATTACCAATAAAGAAAAGACCGGGCAGACCGCCCAAGGGCAGTAAGGGAGCAAAATAATGAAAAGAAAACTATTAGTATTCTTACTGATGTTTGCCACTGTCGGCATACTATCAGCACAACAGGTACAAGTATTTGACAGAGATTACGATACTGAATTAAGATTAAGTCCGGGTGGTAATTTACTAAGTACAACTGACGCTCAACCCCCTATATTTTACTCACAGTCAGTATCTACTAATGCGTTCAGTCTATATTTTATTAATACTACGACAAATACATCAGCTGACTACGCTGTTGGGCCGTCATCTATACAGTTCAGGTGCGCGGGCGGACTTTATGCAGGTACGACTACATATTGGTTTGCTGATGCCGATAAAAATACTATTGGAGAACTGGTAACATATATTAATAATCTATCTACTTCAATTTGGGGTGTAGAGGGAGGCATTGTAGCGACTATATCTCAAGGTATGTATGAAGGCAACTTCTCTACTGGTATGGCGTTAGTTTCGACTACTTCGGTATATGGGATAGCCAATAAGAAAGACGTATATTTTTCAGGCGAACGTAACGGAATGACTTATACCATACCCGCGTCAACTAATGGAGATAAGACATTTCTTAGCAAGGTCTTGATAAATGCTACATTTAGTACAGCTGTAAACTGTTATATTTATGATAGTTCGACAACTGCACGGCAGATATGGCAAGAAACTATACCAACAACGGCAACAGACAAGGTATTAAATATCAACGAGGATTGTGTTGGTAGTGCTAATACTGCTATGCGTATAGATATTTGGGGTGCTATGCCTATGACTAATGCATATTTGGGAATACTCTACAAAAAAAGACAATAAAGAGGGGATATGAAAAAATTGTTTATTGTCTTAATAGGACTATTTGTATTCTCGCAGGTAGAAGCAAAGACTTTAGGGCAGATTCGTTCTGACATACGGTATAAAATAGGCGATAGCACTATGACCGTATCCGCACAGAAATGGTCTGATGGGGAACTCAATATCCGTATAAATGATGTTCAGAGAAATATAGCCCAATACACACGGTGCATATATGTATCGTCTATTACTACGCCCCTATCCGAAGTCAGAGAATATCCCAGACCGCCTAAATGTATATCTATTGACCGAGTATCATTCTTACAGACTACCTCAACGACTTCCTATAAGAAACTTGAAGCAAAAACTATCGGCGGGCTTGATGTTCAATTTACGGGCGGTTGGGAAAACAATACATCTGGTAGACCTCAATATTATTATGAACGTGGTAACTGGATAGGGTTTGAAAGACCTGTAAGTGCGGCAGTAGCGGCTTCTACCGGGGCTATTAAGATAGACTACTTCAAATATCCCGAAGATATGACCTCGGACAGCGACACACCTTTTGATGGAGTTGACTTCTTACAGTTGTACGGAGATATAATTACTTTGGGCGTAGCAGGGTCTTGTAAACAGGACGAGAATAAAGACAATACGGCAATAATGACAGATTACACATCAAAAATTAATTTAATGTTATCGAGTTTACAGACTAAGAGCGACCAGAATGTACAACACATTTCAATAGGTGGAAAATGAAAAAATTAATTCTTTTCCTTTTACTCTGTTTTCCAGTCCTATCCTATGCAGAATTTTCATCTCATCAATTAGATACGTTCGGCGGATTTGTTGACATCCTTGAAGCTGACATTTTAGGAGAGAAATATTCCCCTGATTGTTTAAATGTTCTTACCGATGAGTTCGGAGTAATCAGTAAACGCAGAGGATATACACCGTATTTGACTTCGCCATTATCTGAACTTCAACCATTTAGAAGTATGTATGCTTACGGTCAGCAAGGCGGTGGGTCTTTCCTTATATACGAGAGTTCATCTTCGGTCTATTACAGCCCAGGAGACGGAACGTCAAACGCTATCATACAAGCCCGTGATACAGGGTATAGACATACTTATGCTATTTTAAAAGATTTCTTGTATGGGTCTAATGGTTCGCAAGACCTATGGCGTAGTTCTTGTTCTGCTTCTGGAGTTTATACCGAGTTTACCGTTGCTAACTCTACGAATATGGTAAAGGCAAGATATATTTGCAGTTACTATAATAAGATGTTCTACGCGGGAGTTGACGGCGCACGGTCAACGGTCTATTGGAGTAAATATCTTGACCCCCTTAATATTAACGCCTTTAATTACGTCAATATAAACGCACAAGACGGCGATATTATCACAGGCATGTTCGTTACGTCCGATAACAAGATGAAAGTATTTAAGACATATTCTACTTGGGAATTGTACCCGACAGGCGTTGATTCTTCGGGAGAAACTAACTTTGATTTCCGTAACTTATCGATGTCTATCGGCTGTTTATATCAACAAACAATAGATGAACTAAATGGATATGTTGCTTTTGTTTCTGCAAGGGGTGTAGAACAGTATGACGGTGCATTTAACTTAATCTCTCAACCGATAGACAACTTTATCAAGACCTTAAACCAATTCAAGATAACGCAAGGTACTTTGATATACGATACCGCCCCTGATTGGGGTAATGGTAGTGGAGTAAACATAGATACTACGACTACGAGCGGAAGCGTTATAATGCCGTCAACGTGGTCATATACATCTACGAATATTGTTAATTCTTATATTTGGACTAGATATTTAAGACAATCATTCTTAACAAGCTCACAGAATGACTTATTAAGTATTGAAATTAGTAATATAGATACTCGTAGCTTATCAGATTTTGCAAGATGTAGTGTTTATGATAATACATATACTCTTATAAAAACTACTACAATAGCAAAAGTTAATCAGTCGTGGATAATAGACCTGTCAACGATTACAATAACAAAATCTTCGACATATTATTTTACTATAACCGCGGTTGGAACACCTGTATTTGCATGGCCAGAAGTATATGTTGGTGTAGATAATTTCTATCCATACGGCAAATGTCAATATTCACCAGATAATTCTACATGGACAGATGGATATTATACTTTTAGTAGTTCAAGCGATACGGCATTATCGGACATAAATTTTTTCTTAACTTATTCAGAATCCGCAACCTACACAACCGCCATATCTACTGCTACTAACTTTACATCTTGGGGAACGGTAACTATTAATGACAGTAAACCAACAGGGTCAAGTATATCGTATTACGTCCAGACTTCTACGGCTAATGATAACAGAGTAACAAGACCCTACTACCCTATAAGTAACGGTGGAGTAGTACCGACTACGGTTGGCGGTTATATATGGATTACTTCGAGTTTCACAAGAACTTCGGCGACGGCTGAACCGTTGATAAACAGTTATAGAATAAACTACTATTCGTCAGGTGCTAATCCCCCGTGTGCGAAAGTATTTGATAATAGGTATTGGTTATTCGTTTCAACAGATGCAAGTAACCCTATAAATAACGTTGTCTTATGTTACCAGAAGACAGGCGAGTGGACGGTATTCAACAATATCTATGCAGGTGCTACGACTATATTCAGGAATAACTTTTACACAGGTAGTTCACAGAATACAGGCAAGATTTATAGACAGGACGTACCGGATATTTACAATGATGACGGTGGAGCGTACAACTCTTATTGGTGCAGTAAAGTATTTGATTTCGGAGTATTCGCTAATTTCAAGACGTTCGATTCGTTCTGGGTAAGTGCTAAGAATAGCGGTAACTATAACTTGAATGTAAGTTATAGACTTGACGGAACAGATATGGCGTGGACAGATAAATCTATACTACTTACTAATGGCTACGGCTACATTGTCAGCAAGACACCCTTCGCACTGCTCGAACCCCGTGAGGGCAGATTTTTGCAATATAAAGTATGGAATAATAACGCTAACGAGCCGTTCTACTTCAAGAAAATCCAGTCGGTATTTACGATTCAGAACCCACTTTAAGGAGATAGATTATGGCAGGTAATACTTCTTGGACACAACAATATTATGCAAGGTATGTTGCCGAGGCAGAAAGATTAGGCGTTACTCCTGCCTATGGATATGATCAATTTGCATCAAAACTTAATGAAAAAGATTATGAAGGTAGTTATTCGACTGTTTATAAGACAGACCTTGTTGCAAAAGCAACAGCAAAAATAAATGAATTAAAGAAACAGTCATACGATTGGGGGGCAGACGCTTCATATACACCTTATAGTGGAGCAACATCAATTGATGAATTATCTACTGCACTCGCTAATCAGATTTCTACAACCAATACGACTAAACCTAAGAACATACGAGCCGACGGAACAGTTGACGAAACACTTGACGCTTCGGGCAAGAAGAAATATGTATTTACTCCTTCCGAGTTAATGACACAGGAAGAAGCAAGACTGACGACAGAGGCAGAAGCACCAGACGCTACAAGACCAGAGTACAAGTATTCAGGCGAGAATACGGCGGCGTATTATGATTCAATAAGTAAATCAGAGCAGGCAGGAACGGATAAAGCCGTAAACGCAGTTAATGAAACTGCTAACTATGTCAATCCTTACGCTACGGGGTCAGGTAGCCAGATTAAAGCCGTTGCCGGTATGTTAGATAATATAACGGCGAATCAACAGGCAAGAGCGTTCGCTTTGGGTCAGAATGCGTATGATAAAGAATATTCAGGCAAGTATGCAGACTATGAAAAAACACAAGCGAAAAAGACCGCCGCGCGGTCAGGACTGCTTAATCTAAGTCAATATTATACGCAAATGGCTAATGAAGCAGATAACAAGAATGAAGCGAACTATTGGAAAACTCTCGGGCTACAAAATGACGCTAATTTAGCCACGCTTGAATCACAGGCAGAGGATAAAAAGTATCAGAGAGATACTGAACTACTTGCAAAGTCGGCAGAGTTGAATAGTCAGACAAACTCAAATGACTGGTGGCAACCATTTGTAAGTGCTGGAGTAAGTGCAATTACAGGTGGGTTAGGAACGGCGGCAGTCAATGCAGTTACAGGAAACACTACTGATAATTATTTCAAAACTATGCAGAAATACGGTATAAGTAAATAAGGAGTATCTAAATGGCTACCCAAGCTCAAATGGCGTATTATGAAGCCCTCACAGCGAAACAAAACCGAGATGCTCAACCTAATCCTATAATGACCGCCGCCGCACAAGGGTGGGCTAAGGGTATTGATAGAGGTCTAAAATCCAAACAAGAGAATGACGATAACTTGAAAAAGGGTATGTTAAAGAATGCCTTAGATAGCAAGGAAGCAAGAATAAAGTTAGCCGATACAATGATAACAAAATATCAATGGTTAGATAATGGTAAACCTGCAACACCCAACGCACTTATGGATTTACACGAGGGTATAGTCAATGGTAAACCTGATGACAAGAGATTTAGGCGTGCGCCAGAAACAGAAAAACAATTTGCACCGCCCGAAGATAAAACCATACCCAATTTAAATACTCAAATTACAGGACTTCAAAGACAGTTAGATAGTTTGACTAAAGAAGAAAAGGATAGCGGAGTAGATAATTCAGCAGAGAAACAGGCAATAAAAGACAACATCTATGGACTAAGAAATCAGTTGAGTAAAAAGACAGGCGGTGGAGTATTCAACAGAACGGTTACACCGGGAAAACCTGCTGTAAAGAAATACGGGTTTGGTGGGTGGGATTGGACTAAGGCAGATGAACCTGCTATACCCTCTACTGAACAAGTGGACTATATACCACCCGGACAGTCTGCACCCGCACAAACACCTGTTCAGCAACAAACCCCTACAATGCCTGTTGAAACTGTCCAGAAAGTGGGTCAAGCCGCATTAGACGCACATTATAAATATAAAGTTCTTAATCCTGATACTGGAACAAAAGAATATTCTGATGACGGTAAAAATTGGGTAGATATAAGTGGCAAATCTACGCAGGGAACTGTTATAACTGAATTACAAAAAGCGGGAGCACCTCTAACGCAGGCAAATATTGAAGCGGCAATAAGGCAATTATCTGGAGTTAAATAATGCTTGATTTAAGTAAATTGCCAGACCAGCCGTCGAAACTCAATATATCGTTATTGCCAGACCAACCATCTCGGCTTAATATTGATTTATTACCCGATAAACCTACATCTGAATTTAATACAGGTATATCTCGCTTACCTACCGAACAACCTAAATTAGAGTGGACTGCGCCCGGTGCAAGCGTAGAACCACAATTACGCAGAGCCATACCCAGAACACCACTTACGCCCGAACAACAGGCACAAGAAAATTCAGTCAATCTTGATGTTCAATTCAATCAACTTGCCGATAATATAGCCACAGTAGGATTTGACACAAAAGATGAAGCAGTCAAGACTAAGAAGAAACAAGACTTTATAATGAGTCGTGCGCCCTTAGTCGCTATGGGTATGGGGTCGCCTATTGCTGCCGGTGCATTTGAGGGTATTCAGCAGTTAAAGAATATCGCCGTATCTAACGGACTTAATGAACCATACAATCCATTATCTACAAGACAAGTTTCAGAGTTTCTACCCAAAGATACAAATTCCGCTATTAAAACAGGATTATCTGTAGCCGAAATGTTAGGCGACGTGGCGATCACTGGAACCTTAATGAACCTTGCCTCAAAAGGACTGCTTAACAAAAGTATCAATAACGTTGCTGATAAGATAACAGAGAAATACGGACAAGAACAAGGTAACTCGTTCAAGTCTGTAATGAACGCCGCAATTAAGAATGGTAACTTAAAAGCAAGTTCCCCCGAAACCGAATTGGCAAGATTAGCGAAATCCAAGAAAATCAATCTTAACGAGAGATTACCGTTTTCAGATACTCCACAAGGTGCGCCTGCCAGACCGCCTGAACTACCCGCTAAACCTATTGAGGGAGTTACGCCACAGGAACAGGCAACACAGACAGCATTAAGCACACAGTTCAAGACCCCAGCTGTAACCGTAGAAAATGGCAAAATAAGCATAGACTTAAACAGCCATATAGATGAATTGGTTACAAAGAAGTTATCGGAAGCAGGGATAACTGTGCCAAAATCCATAGAAACAGCCCCCACAGTGCCTGAAATAGCGACAAAACCGCCTGTTTCAGCCCCTATTCCTGAAAATACGCCTACTATTACGCCAGAAGCGGAAATAACGCCTAAAATCGCAGTTCCAGAGTTCAAGACTACCAATGAAGCCCTTAAATATGGCATAGAAAATCAAGGTAACTTAGACCTTGCCAAACAGTTACGTTCCGAAGTAGATAATATAACCGAACAATTAAAGACCGTAAAAGGTCAAGAGGGCGTAAACCTTGCTACAAAAAGTCAATTACTTAGAGAATCGGCCGAAGCGATAGAAGACCCGAAACAGGCACAGGACTTTTTGACTAAGTTTACACCACAGGAAAAGGCGGTTGTTCCTGAAACCATAATAGAAAAGCCAGCCAAGATTTTCAATAAGGGAACAGTGCAGGGATTGCAAGATATTGCGAATAAATCAAAAACTCCCGATGATTTTAGACTACTTATACAGAAAAACGGTTTATCTGGTGGTAAGGCATTAGATGAATTGTATAGTTGGGCTAAAAATAAATCCGAATATAAAGATAAGGGCTGGTTTGGTATTGCAGAAGATTATTATAGTCAAGTTAAAGCACCTAAAAAGATATTCAACAAAGCCCCTGTACAGAATAACTTAGTAGCAATGAAAGCAGAGTTGAAAGACTTGCAGAAACAAATACAGCAGTATAATATGCAGGGTAAGCCGTTCAAGGCGTTACCATTAGCAGAGAAATCAAATAAACTAAGGGCAGAGATAGCGAAGATAGAGGGGTCTAAGTTCGGAAAACCCTCTGAACGTGGCTCTGTTGATATGAGTATAATGAGTGATGTGGTTGACAAGCTAACCCCAAGAGAAAGAGAAATAATTACCGCAGTTGGCAGAGCGTTAGGCGATAAGCAATCACAAGAGTTCGCCGTCAAATATAAGTGGAATGACATAGTTGACGAGTTCTATAATAAGAAGATAACCGCAGAAGATAGTATTGCTCTGGGAAATTACTATGACAATCCTACGAAATACCCTTTATCCGAAACGATCAAAAATAAACTTGGCGATGACTTAATTTCAAAGAACCTTGAATTTAAGAAGTTCCTCACGCAAGAGCAGAAGTCAAGGGGATTGCTTGATACGGAAATAAATGATGAAGAATATTTAAGGACTTTCCTTACACAAGAAAACGGAGAAACGCCTACTCCGGCACAACTTAATAAACTTTTAGAGAATAGTAGCCCAAGCATTGCAGAAAGACTAATGGGTATAAATAATCCCGCTGGCGGTGGTGGGCTTTCGTTCAAAAATAAGTTCAATCAATCCCGTAAATTTGAGAACGCCGATTTAAGAGATGAATACCTTAAGCAGTTCGGATTAAAGACCGACAGAAACTATATTAATGTTATGCGCCGTACAGTCAATCAAGTAACCAAAACAACGAGTAATTATGACTTTGTTCAATCATTAAGAAAACAGGCAAAAGAAAATATGAGAGGTATTAAAGAGATTTATGACCCGAAAGTATTTAAGGACTTCAAGGACAATTTACACGATGAATATATCGCTATAAGAGATAAGATACTTGCCAACGCCAAAGAAGCTAAGATGATTACAGAAGCCGAGTATATGGACGGCAAGCGTGATAGCCGTATAATGATTGATGTTCTTAAACATAATGGAGTTACTAAGTTTAAAGATGAATTGCCTAACGACTTGAAACAAATGCTTTTAGATGATATGGAGTTAGAATATTCCGCTATTAGAGATGGTCTGTTTGCTGATTTCAAGGGGCAGAAAGAAACATTTAACTATAACGCCAAACAGATGATAGAAGAAGCAAGGAACAAGACTAAGGCAAAGATTACCGAAGAAGTAAACAAGATAAGCGAAAGATATGCAAATGCCTTAACCGAAGAATACCGCCGTCCAAAAGATATGCGTATAGCCCAACAGATGACGGGGTTAATGTTTGACAAGGCGTCCGCTAACTCGCTTGATAAAATATTCGAAATACTTAAACCAAGTAGTCTTGAAGATACAGTAAGGGCTGTAAAATTAATGATGGCAACGGGTGACTTATTCCAGCTTCCAGAAATAGTTAGGCAGAGGTTCGGCGTTGCGGGAATGAAAGGACTTACAGGGGTATATAAATATACAGAGAATGAATTTTATACAAAGGGTATTGACGCTGTTAAATCAGGACTTGTTTTAGGTAAGCCCGCCGATATGGATATTGAACTCATTAAGAAAATGGGTCAGACCATAGAGAAAGGCGACGAAAGCATGGCAATGAAAGTATTTAATAAAATGGGTGAGATAGGAAGTAAAATACCCGTATTTAATAAAGGCGAAGAACTTGTAACAAAAGGATTTGGGGCTTTGGAAGATTTGCAATGGAAAATAGCATTACCTCATGCCAAACTTGCTATGTGGGATAAGTCGTGGCAGAAAATTGCTAAGAAAAATCCTAATATATCTACCGAAGAGGCGAAGACTACCGCCGCCGAATTTATTAACGACACTTTTCAGGGTCTTAATTGGCAAAGGATAATGGCTTCGGATTCTCTTGAAGGTAAATTTATTAATAAACGCATAGAAAGAGCCACCCGAATACTTTTATTCGGTTCCGATAGATTTCTATCATTAGTTAATAGATATACAAAAGGTTTCAGACAGAACGGTGCAGAGTACCGTAAATTTTGGATTAGGTCAGCGATTGCAGGGTTAGTTATTACCGAAGCATTGAACTACGCTCTTAATGGTAAGTCAACACTTGAAAATAAAAAGGGCAATGAGTTCAGCGTTGAAGTTCCGTGGATTAAAGATGAGAAAGGAAATCCTATGGCAGTAAACGTTATAGGAACATGGCAAGAGCCATTAAGGGCGTTGGATAAGCCCGGTAGTTATTTACTGAATAAACAAGGAACGCTTACAAGAATGTTAGGATTCGGTCAACCTGAATATGCCAAACCCAAAACACTTATGCAATTTATGTGGAATAATGTACCTATGCCGTTTACGTTACAAAATTTACTGAAACAGTTAAATAAAAGCCCCAAAGACAAGACAGGCGAAGTGGATTTTAATACTGCTTTAACGATGAGCGCGCTGGAGTTTGCAGGATTCCCTACAACGTTTAGGACAGGAACAAATAAACAGGCAAGATTAACTGATTTACTTTCGGGTAATGCAGACCCTTATCAGTATTTAACTTCGCAAGATATTAAACAGGAAAAAAAGATATTCAACAAGTCATCTCGTAAAGTATTTAACAAACCCCGGTATTCAGGAGCGTTTAAATGAAACTAATTAAAGTCTTATCCTTACTGTTGTTATGTTCAAGTCTATACGCCTACGATATGCCTGCATACCTATTTAAGATTGACGGTTCATTAAATAAAATAGGATTAAAGACTATCATTGAAGATTTAGGAGTTAAGACAGATAATGCAGTTAATAAGAGTGATAAACAGACGATTGGTGGGGATAAGACGTTTACAGGTCAGATTACATTAACCAATATGGAAGTATCGGGTAGCACGGTAACTAACCTATCGGTAGTTAATAGCACAATAACCAATTTATCTGTAACTAATTTAACTTTAACTAATTCTATTAGCGGAATTTGGAAAGTAATATACTATGCAGTCAATCTATCTTCTACTACGACATATACAATATCAGACCTTGATTCAAGTCAAGTCAAGATGTATAAAATAAGATTTAATTATCATCAAGGCGCAACTGCGGCAGAATGTAAATTTTTATTGAATGGCAGGGCTTCGGGGGAGTATGTGGCAAGGTCAATAATAAATGGCGAAGGAACGGCGGGAATGACTAATCAGAATGATACAAATTTTTTTGAAGTAGCATACGCTTATAAATGGTGTCAAGGCGAGATATTGATATACCCAAGAAGCAAATATACGACTACAAATAATTTCCCATCAATACAGTTCTGGTCAACGTCAAATTCAAATGATGGTATGTATGTCTACTATACATATTCGGGTGGCGGGCAGTTACAAGTCAACGAAGATATTACGAGCGTTGCGTTTACGGGTGCGACAAATACAGTGGGTTACGGTTCGGAATTTACAATCGAGGAACTTAGATGAACATACTTAAACATTATCGAGATAACAAAAAAGAGGGTATGGCATTCTTTAAGAACATTAAAGACATATTTTTTCATTTACATAATGGCAAGAAACGTATATTAGTATGTATCATTGCCTTAGTAGTCAATTACATAGCATACAAACATAGTATTTCTATAAATGAATGGATATTATTACTGTCAACTGAATACTTTATATTGAAGTTATCGGAAGCATTGACTTCGGAAGGACTATATAAATGATGAGTGCAATGCAGATCGTAGGTAATCTTATGTTTGCTTCTGGCTATGATACAGTAATAGACCAGACACAAGCAGGATATATATATTTTGGCATGGCAAAAGCACAATCAGATGGTAGTGGTGCGACACTTACGAGCGCCGCTAAATGGGCTATCGTCAGGTTAAAGGTTACAAATACTAATAAGTTAAATTTCTTTCGTTGGGCGAATGGTGCAGGGCTTCAATTCAATCAAGTATGGAATAGTAACGGTAACGATGATGTCTATAATGGAACGGCTACTTTCTAAATGAAAAAGATAATTATTCTTATGTTTCTATCAAGTTTATGTTATGCAGTTGATAATGAATATAATCCAATGATACCTTATGGGTTTCAGGACTATGACGCTCATTATATAGGCGGTTTATCTTCTACTACTATTATTGCAATTTCAACAGGATTAGTACCTGCGCCAGATTTAAGTAAATACGATAATTACATTTCAACAAATGAAGAGAATACCGATATTAAACTCATACCATACGTTAAGAATAGTGACAGCACGACATTCACGGGTACTAACTCGTTTATTAACCCTATAACCGCATCTTCCATAACCGCCTCTAATCTTACGCAAGGTCGCATAGTCTATACCGAACAGGGTGGACTTTTAAAAACTACTGGTAAATTCTTAATAGATGAGACTAACGGTCAGGTCATTATCAGCCAGAACTCGGATTTAATGACTTCTACTAATTCTTTGGCGGGTACTGGATTGTCTATTCGTGGAGCAAATAATTCACAAGTAAGACTTGGAGTTTCGGCTTACGGTATAGCTAGCGTTCCGGCATTTGCTGGTAGAACTGCACGAGGTACGGCTACAAGTATGTCGGCAGTCAGCACAGGCGATATTCTTAATGGTTTAGAGGGTTGGGGATATGGAGACACTAAATACGGTGTTGCTCCATCGGCGTATTTAAGACAATATGCAGGTGGAACGTGGACAGATACATCTAATCCCTCGTATATGGAGTTATGGACTACTCCAACAGGGTCTATAATACCTGCTAAACGTATGAAGTTAGACAGTGACGGTAAGGTCTATATCTTCGATGGTTTACAGACGTTTACAACTGCTTATTTTGGAGCAGTTAGCGTATCAAGTGGAATATTCAAGACTGACGGAAGCCAGTACGTGGCTGTAAATGATAGCTCTACTTGGTCAGGATTACAGACATATTCACAACCGTTACAGATAAACAGTTCAGTGACGATAAATACAAATACTGGTATAGGAATTAGATTTATACCTCCAATTTATCAGTATGATTACTCAATGTATATGAATGCGACTAATTCATGGCGATGGGATGGACTTATAAGAGGTGGATTCTTAGTAGTTGATAACTATGTTTCTTGTAGTGAAATGCGTACAGGTGCGGACAGTGGTGTAGCATTAAACAATGAGTTTTATATGATGTTTCGTACAGCAGGAATAAACTCAGGACGTTTTGCGGTCAGATGTATGAATGGTCAAAGTTCCGGCGGTGGATATGACAATTCAGGATATTTAGATTTTATAGATTATGGTGGCATGAATAAGGCATTGCATACTGATAGAGTGCGAGATATTACACCTTGTATCTGGAATACAACTGAAACTAATTGGACTAAATTAACTACATCGGGTACGTTTGCCGGTGGCACGACTTCCAAAATAGCCACAAATGCCTCTAATGGATTTATGGTAGAACTAGGTACGACTAACGCAACGACTTCAAATAAATTCTCGGTATTTTTTACCTCGGCAGCAAAGAGTATAGACTTTGGAGTTATGCCCGATAGTACGACTTTATATATGTCGTTTGAAAACAATAGTAAGATTATACGGTCAACGACTTCGGCTATTTCTACTGATACAGGATTATATATAAGTACCAATGGAATTGTTGACGGGAACCTCAAAGTAACGGGCAGACTATTATATAATATGCCGTATGCTCAATTTTACAGTACGAGTACCCAAAATTGTCTAGTCGCTAATACAACTCAAACCATTACACTAGATGGAGTAGATACTACTCATGGAGATATAACATGGAATGCAAATGGACATATAACTTTTGCTAGAGCAGGGGCATATTTAATAGGATATTCTATAATTCCTTCTGGCATAAAAGGTAAAAAATTAAAAGTATTTCCAAGAAAAAACGAGATTAATATTGCAAGAAGTAATACGCCATGGAAATTTGCAGAAAATAATTCCGAAAAAGTTGAAACAGTCTTTTTTAACTTTGAGGTAAATGCGAATGATGTTCTTTCATTTATAATGTATTCTGATGATACTGGAAGCCAGATACTTTATCTTCCAGCAGATACAGTACCAGTAGCGCCCGAAACACCTTCGATAATAATTACAGTAAATAAAACAGGAGAAATCCAGTAAGGGGGTTGCATGGCAGGAACAACACAAATCAAGGTAAAAGTCAGTAATGATGCAATGGCGTTAGCTGATGTTACAAAATCAGAACTTGAAGAAATTGCACAATCTCATATAGTATCTTATATGAATGAGAAACAAAAACAAAATCAATCTAATGCAATTAAGCCAGAAGATGTAATAATAGAGGCATAAAAAAGGGGTGTGCGATGAGCGAATTTGACTACGAGAAGATACGGGAAATTATCAAAGATGAACTAAAACCAATTTGTGAGAAACAAAGTAAACATGACATCTACTTTTTTGGAGATAAGGGAGACAATGGAGTAATGTTTTGGATAGGTAGGCTTAAAGGACATTTGGGTAATCATTATATATGGACAACTATTGTTATAATGCCGACTCTTGTCGGATTGATTTTACTTGTGGCTGGTAAAATACATTTTTAAGTGAGGTCTTATGCCCTCTAAGAAAGGTTGGATAACAGATTTACAGATATGGTTAGTGTTCTTGCTTCTTGTTGCTATGTTTTATATAATGAGGTGGGCTATATGACTATTTATAATACACACATTCGTAAACGTTGGATTATCTTAATGGTAGTGTTGGCATTGATAAGCGGATTTTGCGTTGGTAAAATCTTTGCGATGGGAAAATCGCCATTAATGGAAAATCGGTTACAGTTAGCCGAACAAATGAACTTGAAACTGGCTGAAAAGGTCACGGGAATAGAACAGGCAAATATTAAACTTGCAGACAAACTTGATGGACAAATAGCGGCACAAGTGGGAATGAATAATCAGATAAGCAAGGTATCGAGTGAAATGAAACTTAATGGCAATAATAATCTCGTAAACGACAGCAAAGTAATGACAGACTACATTCAGTCAATGAAAGACAGTCATAAGGAGGTAGTTGAGTCTAATTGGCATATAATTAAATTACTTATTCTTGAATTGGTAGGAATTATAAGTGCTTTCGGATTCTATATGTATAAAACAATTTCTTTTCTTTTAAGTGCCGATGAACGTAGGGATATAAGAGAAGAAAAAAGGGAGGCGAAATAACCTATGTGGAAAAATCTTTTACGTTGGGTGCTTAAAAAGGTCATTGACGAGGGTCAACCGATACTTGCAAAATGGATAGATAGCGAAAAAGATACTCTTGTTACGGCGTTAGAACAAACAGACGGTGCAACAGTAGCGGGATTAATATGCGATAAAATCAAGGAGGCATTATGAAAAAGTTATTGTTGACGTTGTTGATCGTAATGGGCTTGGGTGGTGGCGTGGTGTTTGCGGAAGAGGGTGGGATATATTTTAAGGCAGGAACGTTTGAATTGACATATCCGCTTAGTAATCTGTCCGCAATATCTCTATATGATGTATGGACAGGTCAAGGACTTATCGGTGGAGAAACACAAGTTGCTAAGTGGTTGAGACTTAACCTTAATGTCGGAGTGATAACTTCTATGCAAGCAGACGGTTGCGGGTTCGTTTCACTTGATTATGATTGGGCTGAAATGATACCTAATTTACCGCCTAAGTTTGCTAAACTCGGAATATTCTATGGCAGAGATTTTAAACGGTCAGAGAATAGAGCAGGAGTAAAAGCGGCGTTGCCTATTTGGTAGATATTATGTGGGGTAGGGATTAAGTTCCTTACCCTACACCAACTACCAAATTAGTAGAAAATGGTAGATAATTAGTAGTTGAGGGAATATGCCTGATAAAGTGGTGCATGAAATCCTTGATACCTGTTCTGTATGCCAGGATAATGACGGCAAACAGATACCTCTCATTATAACAGGTCAAGGATGGCCGTATCAGGTCATTCCAGACCGCAGATGTCCTAAGTGCGATACTACATATAAGTATGAGGAAAAGAAATGAATAGTGTTAAAGGTCCTGAATTAGCCGATATTAACCTACTTCATCCCCTAATGCGTGGAAAAGTGGTATCAACGGTGCTTAAATGCCGTGATATAGGGCTTCCAATAGGCATTTACTGCACTATTCGCTCATTTAAGGCACAAGATACCCTATTTTCGCTTGGGCGTGATTTAAACGGCATTGTAGCGGATAAGTCAAAAGTGGTTAGTAATGCCCGTGGCGGTTTCAGTTTTCATCAATACGGTTTAGCCACAGATATAGTCTTCAAGGATTCAAAAGGTAACTGGACTTGGGATATACCTTTTTCGGAATGGCAGAAAATGGGCGAGATAGGGAAAGGGTTTGGTTTAGAATGGGGGGGCGATTGGAAGTTTCAAGATTTACCTCACTTCCAATATACCAAAGGGCTTGCGAGCATTCATACGGCATTAGAACTTTATAATAAGGGCGGTCTTGATTCCGTCTGGAAAGAAATAGTTTAGCCCGATAGGTTAGGCGGGGAAAGATTTATTTTATTTCCTATTGACAAAATGCTTTTGATGTATTATAATATTCGTATAGTAAATGTTCTTTAAAAAAATAGCCTATAAAATTCCGAGAGAAAGTCTTTTATTTTATGCATTCTTTCCTATCGCAAGATAGACCCGTTTCTCGGAACGGAAGGCTAAAAGGAATGCATAAAACAAAGGACTTTTTTTATTGCTCTTTGCGTAAACATCTTTGAATAAGTATCAATGGTAAGGTTAAAAGTTAGCCTTGTTTAACCAATCAGCCCTTGTCAACCTCGGCAGGGGATAACAACTGATTCCACGCACGAAAGTGCAAGACGTGGCAACGTAGGGGTTCATTGTGGTGAAGCCCCAAATAAATATTGCCAGAGGGACTGTCGAAAACAACTCATTATACCGGATTCGATAGGATTGTATAAGAAGCCAGCGTGAAAATTCAATTTTAACTCACTATTTCTACTCTTTAAAAAGGGCATAGGCATACCTGTCTCTACAATCTAATACCCGGATTCGGGGAACAACAAGGACAAAGACGTAAAGACTTATAAGGAGAAAACATGAACACAAAGTTTAATATGGGTGAAAAATGTTGGGTTGCAGAAAATGTTAATCCTTATTATGATTATTTAATCCCCCCGACAAATGAACTACATAGGCATTCTTTCTGGAGTAACTTCTATATGGCAAGCAAAGCATATCCTAAAATGGAAACCTGCAAGAAGAAACAAGAAAGAGAATTTTTGTCAAAAGAATTAGGTTTTGATTTAGGAGAATTTAGTGGAATAGACAAACGCAAAGTGTTAAGGAACTGCGTATTGCCTGCACTTGGTTTACATATTTTAGAGGAAAGTAAAAAGAATATGTATCAAGAATTATTTAGTAGCAAGGTAACGAGATAGCCCGTAAGCGACTTGCGGATTTATCCGCTAACCCCCGTATGTTATAAGGAGAGCAAAAGGATGAAAGTGATTTATGAGATACTGTATGGTTCAGATGCTTATGGAACTACCACGAATGACAGCGATAACGATATAAGGGGCATTTTATTGCCTACTATCGATGAAAGTTTATCAATGAATGGGTTGAATGATGTGCAAGTCAAAAACGATCAAGAAGATAGGGTTATGTTTCCCTTGCAGAAATTTGTCAGATTAGCAATCAGGTCTAATCCGGCGGTGTTTGAGTGGTTATTTGTTCCCAATACCTGCATTCGGATAATGGAAGAACCTGCAAAAATGCTAAGAAACAATAGATTACTATTTTTAAGCAAGGAAATATATCCACGTTTCAGGGGATTTGCTTATTCTGAATTTTCGTCATTAACAAAAATGACGGGCGAAACGGGGGCTAAAAGAAAAGACCAAATAATGACATTTGGTTATTCCCCTAAAAATGCAATGAACTGTATCAGATTAATTCGTCAGGGTGTAGAGCTTTTAAATACTGCATATTTAACTATGCCAAGACCAGACGCAAAGGAATTGGTTGAAATTAAATTAGGCAAATTGAGATATGAAGAAATAGTAAGAATGTTTGATAACGAATTAAAGAATTTAGACAAGGCGTTAGAGAATAGTAAATTACCGGAATCTCCGAGATATAATGACGCTGATAATTTAATGATACGCATACTAAAAGAATTTAATTATTAATCCCCCCTCACGCAATCCGCAAAGGGAACGGTAAAGGAGAGAGTATGGAACTATTAAAAGACGTGATTGAGTTAATTAATGCTTTTGCTGTAAGTTTAATATATTTATTTGTGATATGTATTTTATGGAAAAAATTAAATAAGTGATTTCCCCTCTAAGAATACCGTAGGGGATTGTAAAGAAAATATTTTAAAATAAATGTTGCAAATGCTGAAAAGTATGCTATAATAAGTATGACATTAAAGAATCAGACTTAGCCACAAGGAAATAAAATGGATCGCCAAATAATCAGCAAACCATCGGAACTCAATTTAAAGGGACTGGGATTTTACAAAACCTATCTTGGCGATTCGTTTTGCCCAGTCCCCTATTTTTTCTATTAAAGGAGAATGCCATGACTCCCGTAAAGATTCTTGACAAGATTGAGGAAATGCAGATTGATGAAGAGTTGGAACAAGAAGCAAAAATAACCAAAAGCGTGGATAATGAAAATGAATAAATGCTCGGTATTAATTTGCAAGAATGAATCAAAAATTAAGGGATTGTGTAAATATCATTATAAATTACAATGGAGACGCAAAAAATATCCCCTTAAAAAAGACTATACACATAAATGCGAATGGCCTGGTTGTGATAAAATTGTTCCATTAAAAAAAATGTGTAAAAATCATGGGGTAAGATTTAGAAAATGGGGAGATTTTGAACAACATGTACATCTATATGGGTCAAAAAGTAATAATTGGCGTGGCGGAACATCTCCATATAAAAATCCGGGAGAACATAAAAGAATACGCAATATGCTATTCAAGAAATATAATGGAAAATGTCAATTATGTGGATCGCCCGCAAAACAGGTACATCATATAGACCGAAGTAGAGATAACCACAATCCCAATAATTTACTTGTATTGTGTTTTTCTTGCCACAATAAACAGCACGGAAGAAAAACATATAAACATAAAAGTGAATATATGGAATCAAAGCGTATGTGGGCTTTAAAAGATTGGCAAAAAAGAGCAGTACAAAAAATATATAAGTGTATATTCTGCGGTACTATTATACCGTATAAAATGGGTTGTAGCAGAAAATTATATTGTGTTTCGTGTGCTTATGCGGTACATAGATATAAAGACAATTTAAGACGTAGAAAATAGGAAAGTAGAAGCCGTGATTTAGCGATATATACAAAGACTGTATATAAAGAGGACGAGGATGAAGAGGTATAAAGCACAAAACTTAATGGGGATATGGTATGTTGTAGATATGAACACAGGCAAGACCGTTGAAAAATGTTATGACAAGAAATATGCCAAAAAGTCTGCAAAGAAAAGAAACACAGAGGAGGCAGAAAATGAGTAAATATACTAAGGGTGAATGGAAACTATCAAGTGACGCACAAGGTCCAAATATGGTTATGCACCCGACGAAAAAAGGTGTTGCTATATGTTCCCTAACAAATACGTTTTATCCTTCAAATGGATATGCAGGAGATGAGCCGTCAGAAAATCCCGTGCCATGCAAAGAAATAGACGGCGAAACATACTACGAGGAACGAGTAGCAAACGCCCGACTAATCGCTTCTGCTCCTGAACTGTTAGAGGCGTGTAAAAGAGCATTGGATTCTATCGAGAGGATAAACAACGGATACGAAAAAGGATATTTAACTGTTGACTTCATAAGAGAAGCAATAGCTCGTGCCGAGGGCAAATGAACCCTCTTAACAAGCATTGCCGTAAGAAATCCTGTAACGGTTGTAAATACTTTCGATTTGAATATGCTTACAGGCAGAAAGATGGTTACAGACTACGGAGAACCTGCAAGAAAAGCAGGTTAAAGATAATGGGGGCAAATGTGAGGGATATAAGATGATTCTCTTAAACCACAATATCAACTCATCGGAAGAAGTCATAGCCCTTGCAGAGAAGATTAAAAGAGACTGGCAAGGCAACGTGCTTACCTTATTAATAGAGTTTTTGAAATCAGACTATCGGCTAAGACAGTTAGAATATCTTGACGTATTGAGACTGTATAAAATCACTGATGATTTAGATGTAAGAAACTCAGTGAATGTTAAACAACAGGAAGCGGCTTTTATCCGTGAGTTATACGAAATACTGGAAAGGGAGAGTAATCATGCAGATTAAAGTATTTTTATGGGTAGATGGTAAAGGTTTTGAGTATTTTGAAAATCCTACGAACGATGAACTTAAAAAACGCAATATTTCTATCGGCTACGGTGCGTCTATCGGCTACGGTGCGTCTATCGGCGACCGTGCGGCTATCGGCAATGGTGCGTCTATCGGCGACCGTGCGTCTATCGGCTACGGTGCGTCTATCATAAAAGCGAAAGATATATTCTCTTGGGAAAATATATATCTCAAAATAGGTCTTTTACCCGATAGTGATGGATTTATAACAGTCTACAAAACCACAAACGCAGATGGTTCATCTTTTCATTCAAGTTCATTCAAATACAAAGAGGGTATGGATTGGGAAGATAAAAAAATGGAAAGAGACCAAAATATGGAATGTGGCGAGGGTTGCCATTTTACAAATATACAAAACGCTGTATCTTTTGCTGGGCAAGAAGGCAAGAAAGAATATCTACTTATATCTGCAAAAGTTAAACTTTCAGATATTCTCTCTATCCATAATAAAGTAAGAGTAAGGGCATTTAAGGACGTTCATATCATCAAATTAGACTGCCTTAAAAACTACGGGGAGTCAAAATGATATACTTCTTTTGTGTCGTATGTATTATCGCTTTCTTTCTTGCCTTTCCTATTGCTAAGTTTATCACACATAAATTAAGAGGATATTGGAAAGAAGAAGACATGATAAATGAAGAATATATCACTACACAAAGGCATGAAAGACTTAATCCCCACGATCAAAAACGCAGATTACGGAACGTAGCCTTGTTAGGTGGGGCTATTATGGGGGGATTAGTATTAGGATTATTTTTGTTCATGGTGATTTTTTAGTCTCAAAAAATGCTATAATAAAGGAAAGGGAGGTAGTGAAAATGAAGAAAGAAGCAGCGTTGTCAGTAAGTTCGTTTTTGAGTGAGCCGATGGCGTTAGGCGAAGTGTTTGTTAAAAGCGGTATGTTTAAGGATATTAAGACACAAGCGGAAGCCGTTGTAAAGATACTTGCCGGGCGTGAGTTAGGACTTGCCCCAATAGAGAGTATGAACAATATCTTTATTGTCAACGGCAAGACAACGGTAATGGCTGGCGTTATCGCTTCCTTGATAAAGAAGTCAGGTAAGTATGACTATAAGATTGATACGCTTACCGATACAGACTGTATACTTTCATTCTTTGAACTGCAAGAGGGCAAGTTTGTTGAAATCGGTAAAAGCACGTTTACTTTCAAAGACGCCGCCAAGGCCGGGCTTGTCAATAAAGACGTATGGAAGAATTATCCTCGCAATATGTTGTTTGCCAGGGCATTGTCAAACGGATCAAAATGGTATTGCCCTAATGTTTTTGCGGGATATACAAGGGAAGAAATCGAGAATATCCCACAGGAACAAGAAGAAACAGTGATTTTAGACTTCGACAATGATAGCAAACTACAACTTGAAGCGTCAAAAGAAAGTGAGGATAAAAATGGCAAAGCGTGATTATCAGAATAATTACCCCTCTGTTACCGAGGTTTTGGGCGTGTTGCGTAAGATAGGTTTGGAAATGTGGTTTAAGTGGAACACTGCTAAATTCTGCGATGAAAAATCTGCAAAGGGCAAAGAGATAGGAACTCAAATACATGAACTCATACAGCGACATATTGAGTTGAACGAAATGAAGATAGAAACTCAATATCCCGAAGAAGTAACAAACGCTGTTAAAAGTTTCCTATTATTCAAAAAAGAACACCCTGAAATTAAGTTAAACCTATCTGAAATCGCCGGAACATCAGAAACGTATAAATACAACTATACGGTTGACTGTAACGGCTCTGAAAATGGCGTTGAGATAGTAGCAGATTGGAAAACGGGCGAATGCAAGAAGAAAGACAAGCCGACTATCTACGACGAACATTTATATCAGGTTTCGGCGTATGTTTACGCTTACAATGAACTCAAAAAGGTCGATATACAGCGTGCCTGTATAGTCTGCTTTGCAAAGGATAAGGTTTCATATAATATCCAATGGCTCAACGGACAGGAAATAAAAGAATGTTTTGAAGAAGTGTTTTTACCGGCGTTGAGAATATGTAACTTTCAAAGACGTAATAAAAAGGGAGAATAAAATGGAAATGAATATGAGCGAAGAAACAAAATTAGTTCAGCGTGAGGATTTTCCTGCCGGAGATCGAAAAATCCGCATTTTAGACGCAAAAGAATCAACGAGCAAGTCCGGCAACGAAATGATTGAGTGGACGGTTGAGGATATTGAAACAGGTAAACAAGATATAATTTATACTGTTGCCGTTCAAAAGAAACGCTGGGCGTTAAAGAACCTGCTTGACGCTTGCGGTGTTATTGTCAAAGACGGTGAAATTTATGTTTTCGAACTCGATAAACTCATTGACAGGGTTGTTATTGCTACCAATAAACCCTTTGAACAAGAGTTCATAAACCGCAAAGGCGAAACGAAAACCAATCTCAAAAACAAGTTTACTAATTTTGAGAAGTACATCCCCAAAGAGGGCGAAGAAGAAATCCCGTTCTAAAAGGAAAACACAATGATTACATTTAAGGCGTATTTTGGCGGTGCAAGAATATGTAAAGATGGCGAAGTTAAGATAACATTGGTTGTATCCGCTATGGAAGCCCCACAAGCATTGGCATTGTCCGTAAAAACAGATACAACATTTGATGTTACTGTTGAACCAGAAAAAAATAGTTCTTTGAACTCCGTGGCGTGACCGAACCCTAATAGATTACAGTTTTAGGCGGCTGGTGTAAAACACGGATAACCGGCTTACGATTTTATGCCAATAATTTTCTGTAAGCCGGAGAATACAACCGTATATAGACTAAGTAAAGTCTATCTTTTAGTTGAGTAGGGCTTTCCTGTTCGGCTAATCGGCCTCGCAATAGCGTTCAACGCCTACGGTTAGGAATATAAAGGGATAGTGGCTGAACAGAATAGCACATTTAGATTGGTTGTCAACGATATTCGCCGTCTATTGTACATCTAATATGATAGACAACCATAGGCAAGTATAACGCTATGGAAGACCTTATAAGGCGTCGTTGACTTGCAGGTACGGAACCCTGCCTATCCCCTAACTTTACGAGGTAACTATGGAAAGAGAGTTTACGGTATGGACTAACACTATAACGGCATTAGGTATTTTGTTATTTTCCACTCAACAGTGCTTAATAGTAAAAGCCGACGTTCAAGAGTTCAAAGAGCGTGTAGAAATAGACTTGATAGCGATAGACGGGAAAGAGATTGTTTCCATAGACCAGAGTTTTGAAGATGAGATTAAAGACAAAATAGTGGGCGAACTATGACAATACGGGAAACGTTAATCAAAAACGGTGTAAAAAATTTAAGAGAGTTTGGGTATCCCTCTTGTGATGAAAATAATATAATGAAAGTAGAAATCTTTAAGGCATTTTTTGAAGCAATGCTTGAAGAAAATTTAGGTAAAGGTTTCGATAAAGATATAAACGCTCTTTTAAAGGAACTTCAATGACCCATAGAACTTTTCCCAAGCGTGAACAGTTAAAGAAGCGTAGTAGTGGGAAACGAGTATTGCCGCCGTGGAAACTTAGGAAGAAGGCCATTAAACAGCTGGAAAAGGAACTTATAGGACTTTGGCAGGCAATAGTTAAACGCAATGCCGGTCTACAATGCGAAATAACGAACGATAAGGGCATTTTACAGGCACATCACGTCTACCATAGGGGTAGTTGCCCTGTTTTGAGATATAACCCGTTAAACGGCGTTTGTTTAAGCGTGGGGCAACATTTCAAGGCGCACAAACAAGGCGAAGCTTCTTTGATAGCATTTTTAATAGAAAAACGCGGGATAGAATGGTTTGATAATCTGAAAGCGATTAGAAGTAATGCTGAACAGGATCACTTTCAATGGACTATCGAGTTATTACAGGAACAGAAATTGAAGTTAATGGAAGAATTGGAAAGGTTATGAATAAAACTATAAATTTTCAAGAATGTCCTTGTTGTGGAAAAAAGAAATATCAATTTTGGTCGGGTTTTTCTATACTTGATGGAAAAATTGAACCCGATGAAGGCGCTTGTTATGGCTGTGGTTTTACATATAGTGAGCATTGCAAATATCCTATCGAAGAACAAATAAAAGATTATAAGAAACTTCAAAAGGAGAGTATATGAAGACTTGGGAAGAAGAATTTAATGATGTTATGGATAAGGCAACAAGTAAGGTTAATTTATCAGTATTTAGACCCCCTATAAAAAGTTTTATTCGACAAGAAATTAGCAAGGCATATTGCAAAGGATATGAAGAGGGCAAAGTATCAAAAATAATCAGGAATATGAAAAAATGAATAACATTGATGAAAGAACAGGTAAACCTAAGATAATATATCATTTATTTGCGGACATGGGAACCGATACTATTGAATACAGAAATAAGGGTTATGATGTTAGGTGTGTAGGTAAAAATCCAGGAGTTGAAAATAGCCACCCCGATGGATTGGTTTATGGAATCATTGCAAACCCGCCCTGTACAATGTTTTCCATTGCACGGACTACCGCAAAGACTCCAAGAGATTTAAGAGAGGGTATGCAAAATGTAAAAGAAGCATTAAGATTTATTTGGGAGTGTCAGTATGATTTATTTGAAAATCAGAGAAAATCTAATCTTGCTTTTTGGGCTATTGAAAATCCAGCAACGGGATTATTAAAATCATTTTTAGGCAATCCTACATTCACATATTGTCAATCTGAATATGGTGCAAATTTTACTAAGAAAACAGCATTGTGGGGATTATTCAATTTACCAATTAGACCTATTTTGTTTAATCAGTTTCCCCCGGGTCATTCTCTGGGTGGACATTATAAGGGCAATGAAGATTTAGCATTTACAAGAGATGGGGGGGGCAAGGCGGTATGCCCCTATAATTTTGCCAAAGCATTTTTTGAAACGAATCAATAAAAAACTTTCACTTTCAATGTTGTAAACGCTTAGGAATATGGTATAATAAGTCATAAGGAATAGAAAATGAATACAATCTGGGTTGAGCAGGTTTTTACTTTTTAAGGGCGCACGGCTCTCAACCAGTCGTGTAGCCCTAATTTTTTACAAGGAATAAAATATGTATAATTGGCAAAGTATTAAAAATGTTTACGATAATTATGCTACGAAAGAAATTATAAGTAATTCTTTGGAACGTGGAATTACAGCATGGACAGACCCGTATTTCTATAATTGGAACTTTACTCCTATAGAAGAAAAGATGTGGGGATATTTAAGAACTTTCGGGCCGCCTATGTATCCTCAATATCCGGTAGCCCATTGTTTCATAGACTTTGCCAACCCGTTAGTCAAAGTAGGCATAGAAGCGGACGGCAAAGATTGGCACGATAGAGATAAAGACAGGGCAAGAGATAAGAAATTAGCCAGTATTGGTTGGACAATTTACAGGTTAAAGGGGTCAACGATATTTGTAGCCGGACGTGATTATGATGAGGATATAGAAGAATACCAGTTTGACCCGATATTAGAAACCTTGCAGACAATCAGGGAAAAACATTTCGAGGGGTTATAATGGCGAAACGAATGACCGATTGTGCGAAATGGGAAAAGATTTGGTTTAGAAAATTAAGTCCTTTACACAAATGTCTATGGATATATATTTTAGATCGTTGCGACTTCTCTGGTATATGGGAAGTGGATTTTGAAACAGCAGAGCATTTTATAGGTCAAAAACTCGAATTGGAATCAGTCAAAGCGTCATTTAACAAGCAATACACTGAAATATGCAACGGAAAACGCTGGATTGTAAATGATTTTCTTCTTTTTCAATACGGCGAATTTAACGAAAACAACAAAATGTTTAAACCAGTCCATGCCAATTTATCAAAATACGGGCTTTCTATGGGGGATATATGGGGGATAAATCCCCTTAAAGTAACAGTAAAAGACAAAGTAACAGTAAAAGACAAAGACAGCGTTAAATCGCATTGTGGCGAGTTTGGGCATGTTTTGCTTTCCGAAACCGATAAAGTTAAGTTAAAAGGGCGTTTTGGGGAAGATGGTATGAATAACTGGATTAAGAAATTAGATGAGGGAATCGAAATCAAGGGATATAAATACAAAAATCATTATCTAACAATTCTTAAATGGGCTGAAAAAGACCCTAAACCAGCCGTAAACGATAAGTTAAGCGATATGTCAAATTGTGCTGATATATTCAAAAAGGATAAATAATGTTTGAACTTGAATCCGTTATCTTAGGCGCAGTCTTTTTTGACGAAAAGAAAGAATTTGTTAATCTTGCCGATTTAAACGAATCCTTATTTGAAAATAAGTCTTTATTTAAAAAGGTTACCAAATGGCGGTCAGAAAATAAGCCTTATGATGTAATACTTGGCAATGAGATTTTTAGTCAAGATGAATTAAAAATGTTAAACTCCGGCGTAAGTCGTATGGTAACAATCTGCAATTATCCACATTACCTCAATCTATTCAAACGCAAGACTCTCGAATTAAGAATATCACAACAGATAGAAAATAAAGATATTAACCCTGATACGCTTAGGCAGTATATAGACGCTGTTAACAATTCTGTTATCAAAGAGAAGATATTTAACTATGAAACAGACTTGCATGAATATTTAGAACGATTTGAAGAAAGAGCTATGGGTAAATTTGAAAGATACTCTTTGGATATGCCTGGACTTGATGAATTATTAGGGCTTGTCCGGCCTAAGAGGTTTTATACTGTCGGAGCAAGTTCCGGCGTAGGTAAGACAAATTTAATGCTTAAAATAATGCTTAAACAAATGTCAAAAGAAGTTCCTTGCCTATTCTTTACGGCTGAAATGGATTATGACTCATTGGTTGAACGTATGTCGGCAATGAATAGCGGGCTTAGATTGTTTGATATAACTAATGCAAGGCTTAGGCCCGAACACATAACTGAGTATGTCAATTCAATCGAGAAATATCTATACGGGAAAAAGTCATATATATTTGAAACTCCGAGATTTAACACGAATAAGATAAAAGATTTAATAGACAAAACGGGTGCTAAATTTATATTTGTTGACTACTTACAGAAATTTAATTTAGAGGGAGCCAGAAATCAAACTCCGGCTTTCGTAATGAATAATATAGCCAATGGCTTAAAAGAAATAACTATGGAAAAGAACGTGATAATATTCGCTGGGTCGCAATTTGGGGCGCACGCTGATAGGACAAATCCTAAGTCATCAGACCTTAAAGAAAGTGGTGGTATTTTGGAAGCGTCAGACGGTTTAATTCTTATAGGCGAAATATCCGAAGATGACGACTACAAGAAACTTAGACTTGACGTAGCTAAAAACAAATATGGTATTACGGGCCGGATAGCATATGCAATGGACAGGAAAAGCTGTAACATGGAATTTTCATATTTAGATACAGAGGCATTAAGGTCTTAACGTCAAATTTGATAGGTTAGGGAGGGTTTATGGAAAAAGTAAGAGTAAAGGGAATATCAACAGAAGAAATAGGGGAAAAATTTGAAGGTCAAGCCGTTTATAAAAAAGTAATGCGTGAAATCGAGTTAACGCCAGTCAATCCGGCAGACTTGAAAGATGGTCAAGAGATATTGGTAAGGGCAAAAATACAAACAGTTTCTTGCACAGGTGTTGTTATAAATGGTTGTTACTACAATAACCGGGAAGTTGTATCTATTCTTCCGAAAGAAGAAAAGAGTAATCTTAATGAATATATGGATATATCAGAGTTACCAGAAAATGCTAAAAAGTTTATGATAAAGACTTGCGAGAAATGTCGGTTTAAAAAGGAATCCCCCAAGATAGATTGGGATAGTTTGAAAATAGCAATATGGCAAGACCAAAGCCAAAATAAATATATCTTACAGGGTAATGATAAAGACAGAGCAGAAAAGCATAACAAGCTCGTTGACATAGTAAAATCTATCGCAGAACGGGAGGGAAAATGACACTACACATGCCACAGATTATCTATTTGTTTTTAGTAGTATTGACATTGGGTGTAGAATTAACACGGCATGGAGAGCCACGAACAGGAAATCATAGTTTTTTTATTGCACTTCTCTCCGCATTTATTGCGGTGGGATTACTTTATTGGGGTGGATTTTTCAAATGAAAACATTACTCTTTTTCTCTCTCTTAATAAATGGTATAATGGGGGTAGTGGGAGGATACCTTTTACACAAGCATTACGAACAACATCAAATAATAATAGTCTTGCAGGAAGAAATAGACACACTACAAGGAGAGTAACTATGTCAATCCTAACCGCAGAGCAGGAGAAGAAGATTTTAGAACAATTTGATATTGAGTTTGTAGTTCCAGATACGGTGAAAAAAGGGGTAAGTTTATGGGATGAAGCAACTCCTGATAATCTCAAATCCTTTCTCCTCTCCACAATCGAAGCGTGTTTGAAAGAGGATAGGGAAAAGAGGGAAATTAAAAGCGAAATCAGGAACGCAAAATGTTCCGTATTATTGCAGGGCGGAGATTGTCCTAAAAAATGGACTTCTGCAATAGTCTGCGATTGTTTAAGAAGTGGTTATTGTTTTTATAATTACAGATAAAGGAGCAAGAGAAATGAAAAACTTTATAGATGCATTGGTCTTATGGATATTTGTTCTGCTGGGTGTGTTGAAGTTGGTAGAAATTGTACATTGGTTTATACATATTTAAATTTTTTAGTGAGGAGATAACCCTATGAGCAAGGTAAAGACTTTAATAGACGTTCTGTTTTTCAAAGAGAAATGTGATGTAAAAGAATTAATGCAGATTAGACGAGAAATCCGTTCCCTTGTCCGCAAGAGTTTGCCTAAGAAATTGATAGCACATAAAAGGGATACTTTCGCAAATGGATTTAGTTCTGCTGTCGAGATATTTGAAAAAGAACTTAAACGGAGAGGACTATGAAAAGAACAGTTAGCGAATGTCATTCGGCAGGGGTAAAGTACCGTTCAGACAAGATTGATGAAAAAGAAGTATTTGCAGAATATATTTGTCTTGAGTGCCATAAGCCCTGTTCCACCAAAACTATCGAAGTAGAGGAAAATTTAAGTGATTGGTGCGGCGGGGCGTGCAAGACCTGTTCAAGTGAAGTTTGTCCTGCGAAACCTATTATTGAAGCAGAGATAGGGCTTGATAAAGGCGTAGAAACAGGGGACATATCTGTAAGGCAATCTATCCCTCAACCCTTTGACTACGAGAAGTGGAAAATTGAGAAGATGAAAGAGTATAAGATAAAGTATCCATTGGGATTATTTGATATTGAGGGATACAACATTGATTGGACTGTTGAGCAATTCCTCTCGTCAGCACTTGACGAACTAAATTTAAAGAGGGCGAAATGAAGATGTTGCCAGATAAAGAGTAAAGGAGCCCTCTCTATGAGCGAAATGATGATTTGCAAGGGAAGAGAATTTGAAGAATGTAATAGTTGTCCTTTAAAAGAACCTCATAAATGCTCGCTGAATGAGAAATTCTTTGAAAATTGCGAAGATTGCGTTCCCGTTCCGAAAGTATCGGGGGAAGATAAACCGACAACGCAAGAGGAACTTACTCGGCTGATTTATTACATTCAAGGTAACAAAGAGATTATCGTAAATTCAGAAGAATACGATAATGCACCAGTTAAAAGAAGCGAAGAAGATATACGCAAGGCAATTCTCTTATGGCACACCACCGAACTCTCCGCACAGGAAGAAAGGTTGAAGGGGGATCACCGGAAAGAGTGTGAGAAGTGTAAGAATAGGGTAAAGTAATGAAAATAATGCTTGTAATTCCTTTCATAAGTTTGTATAATATGGACGTAGTTAAATCTTTGGGCATAGTATCGGCTATGTTTTTGCTTTTACAGGGCAGATGAGCCGATACTCGTCTGCCCTTTCTATTTGGAGTGTGTTATGAAGGAAGTATGGAAAGACATTAGGGGTTACGAAGGAAAGTATCAGGTTAGTAATTTGGGCAGAGTAAAATCATTTGATTCCTATGGCAAAATACAATATTTAAAGCCAACGATACATCATAATGGTTATTTGCAAATTGTTCTTTACAAAAACAATAAATATTTACACTATAAGGTTCATCGCTTAGTGGCACAAGCATTTATTCCAAATGCCGAAAATAAGCCGGAAGTTAATCACAAAAATTGTATCAAAACAGATAACAGGGTTGACAATCTTGAATGGTGTACACGGCAAGAAAATGTAAACCATGCAGTAGCTCTAGGTAAATATCAATTGGGGAAATACCGTAAAAACAAACGTGGTAATGTAAAGTTAAGGGAAAGCGATATAGTTGAGATCAGAAAACTAAAACCCCTTTACACATTTTCAGATTTAGCACTAAAATACCATGTAACGGAGTCCGCTATAAAGCATATTGTTTATAGGCATACATGGACTGAAATTTAACGCTGAATGGGCGTAGAGACGGCTATGTCATAGTTTACAGGGTGTAGTTTATGGCATAGCCAACTGTTAATCCTGCCTACGCTCATTCAATATTTTCAAGGTCAAATAATGCCTGTCAAGGGCAATCCAATAATGGAGGTAAAACCCAAATGGAAAAAGCAGTTAAAGACGCAATCAAGTTGTTAGCCGAAAAAATTGACAAAGATGTTAAGTCAGAAGATGCATTGAGATATTCTCAGGCGGCGTTAAACTTACAGCACGTTTTAGAAGTTGACAAGATAATGAATCAAGCAAAGTAGAAAAAGTATCCCTTGACAGGTGTTATATTTTCAAGGTCAAATAATAAAGGAGAAAACATATGAAATGGTCAATGGCAATATGTTTGATGTTGGTTATGGTGGTATTAGGATATGCAAAGGGGTCTATTGAGTCACTTGATATTGATGTTAAAAAATATACATCGTGCGCACTATGCACTCCGGCGAACCCACCGGAATATGTATTCGTATCAACTAACGTTGTGATAATAATGGGTGGAGAAAAGATATGGCCACCAATCCCCTCATTTAATATAGGGTATTCAACTGGAATAGAAGGTAAAACTTATACTATTGATGATTTAAAAAATATGGGCATACAGAATTTGCCAATACCAGATTAATCAAAGGAGTAAACAGATGAAATGGATAGTAGATACGCTTAAACTAATTGCAGATATTTCGTGGAGTATATCATTAATGTTTGTAAGTGTATTAGTTATTAAGTGGGCGATTGCTCAAATGAAAAAGATACCAAAGGTCAAGTAGCCCCATAAATCAAGAGGAGGTAGGGAACGATGGGATATTTTTCAAATGGAACAGAGGGTCAGATATACGAAGAACATTACTGCAATAAGTGTGTGAATAATGCGGACGGTGCGTGTCCAGTATGGGGAATCCACTTGCTCTATAATTATCAACAACAAGACAATAAAGCAATTAAGGGAATCCTTGACCAGTTTATATCAAGAAGCAAAGACGGATTAGGAAACGATAAGTGTAATATGTTCGTCGAGGTCAAGAAGTAATACCGATTAAGGAGGAGAACGTGAAAATATACTGGGAAAACGAAACTTTTTGGGCGACACGGGAAATATTGAAGAATATAGACTCCCTTTTAGAATTGGTATTTATATTTATTCCAATATTGTTTGATATTTTAATGTTGCCATTTATGATATTGCTCTCTATAAAGTTAAGGAGGCCCTGAAATGAAGCGTTTACTGGTTGTGATATCACAAAAGAGAGGTCATTGAATATGAAGAAAAACTGGATTGAGAAGTTTCTAGATAAAAACTGGAACAGGGATAAAGACACCATTACGGAATTTCAATCAGCCCTCATTCGCAGAGTGAAGAAGTTGAAGATACAGGCAATTAGTTGGAAAAGCAAGGATTGTCTTATCAAGTATTCAGATGTCATTGACTGCATAAATGGAAAGTAAGGGGTAAAACATGGAACAGGAGAACTTTGTAACGCTGAAAGATTTAGTTGAGGCCGGTAAACGTGCGTTGATCGCTGTACCCGAAAGGGATAATCAAATAAGGATAGCGTACAGACTGTTAAGGCAAGCGAAGAAGCCCGTCAAAGAGTGTTATTATATTATATCACAAAAGGTTAAAATCGGTATAGAGAGGGTAAGGCAGATAATAGAAAAAAGGTAATGTGTTACCATTGAAAAATATTGACATACGCTGAAAAAGTGCTATAATATACCATAAGCGTGAAGCCGAGGGAGCGCAAATTTAGAGATTGTTAGATGCGCTATTGTACCTCAAAGGAATTCCGATTAAGAACATTAAAAGTTTTACAATCGTTAAATCATTATTTGATAAAGGGCATAGACCCTATATTGGATAGTGGTTTTTTTATGTTCATTGAACTGTAAGCATTCAGATATAACAATCGGGACATCTTATGGCTTTAGTGCCAAAACAGCTGATTACGTTTTCGAGTGCTTACAATTCAGGGAATAAACACAAGGGAGTTAGTAAGTGGGTTACGCCAAAGAAGTGCCATACATAGCGAAGTTGCTGTATCTTTCAAAATGGCGTAAAAGTGTATTACATATTTTCGATCCCGTATTCAGGCAGAATTATTGGGTATTTAGCAGTAAGTGGAAACTAAAAGAAGTTGTGGAATATATAAGAAATTCAGAACCTGAAGTGGCAGATGTAGATAAAGCGGCAGGACACTTTTGGGGATTACAAGAAAACGGCAAAGAATTAAAATGTTCAATGGGTTGTATTTGGTTTACGAATACGCCTACCTTAGTTCATGAGTGTGTCCATGCGATGAATTGGATGTTAGATAATCACGGATTGAAACCCGAAGATGAATTACAAGCATATTACACAGAATGGCTTTATAGAGTAATCACAAAAGAATTAAAAATTAGTTGACTCACAAATCTCTGGTGAGATAATAAGTAGTAAAGGAAATCGTAAGTGGCTATAACCATATTCTTAATCTTAGTTTGTGTAGGGTGTATAATAGCATTGAAGATAAAGGGATAGTATGGATAGGATAATTATATTGATTTGCATTTTTGTAATAATGTTGAATGTGTATATGATTATTAAAAGGAAGTTAAAAGAATAAAGATATAGGAATTAAATATGGCAGAAAAAGAACTTAACTTAAAGCAAAAGAGATTAAAATACTATGTCTATTTTTTAATAGATAGTCTTACTAATCAAATATTCTATGTTGGCAAGGGTCAAGGTAAAAGAATATTCGCTCATATAAGTTATTATAAATGTGGCAACATAGATAATCCGTTTAAGTATGAACGTATTGCGAATATAATAAAATCGGGTGGTAAGGTTGAAAGCGAAATATTTGTTGATAATCTAAGCGAACAAGAAGCACTTGAAATAGAAAAATTTATGATTAGATATATCGGTATTGATAATCTTACAAATATATCTTCAGGGCAGAACACAGAAAGACAAAAGGCTATGGTAATGCTTGACAGGATTATTCCGCTTGATATTTGGTGTAATATTGAGAAAAGAACACAATCGGATATTGATTTGTATAATTTCGTAGTATCTGGGTTTAAACAGGTTGCTTGTTATGAGTAAAAAAATGATGGTTAATGGAATATCACTTACGCTTGAGCAGGAAAAATTCTGTCAGAATTTTGTTAGTGAGGGAGAGTTCTTTGGGAATGGCGTGCAAAGTTATATAAGTGCATATGCTATTGATTTATCAAAGAAAAACGCATATCAAACCGCAAGAGCAAAGGCAAGTATTTTATTAACAAAGGGTAACATCTGTAAAAGAATCACAGAATTGATTGATGAATCGGGATTAAATGATTTTAATGTTGACAAACAATTACTTATAGCTATCCAGCAATGTGCGGATTTTGGTAGTAAGGTAAGAGCTATAAGCGAGTATAACAATTTGAAAAGTAGGATTAAGAATACCGAAAAAGAACCCGTAAAAGTAATAGTAGAAATTAAACAGGTTCCTTGACATGAAAGAGATAAATATATCTCTTCCCCATAAGTATTCAGCAAGAGAGTATCAGAAGCCCTTTTGGGTAGCAATGAATGTTAAGAAGTTACTTAGGGCTGTTCTGGTATGGCATAGGAGATCGGGCAAGGATAAGACGCTTATAAACTTTGTAGCTCCCAAGACACAGGAAAGAGTAGGAGCTTACTATTACATTTTCCCTACTTACAATCAAGGCCGCAAGATACTATGGGAAGGCGTAGATAAGAGCGGAGTAAAGTTTTTAGACCATTTCCCGAAAGAGTTATACAAGAAGAAGCCAAACGATACGGAAATGAAGATAGAGTTTACAAATGGTTCAATATTCAGGGTTATAGGTTCAGATGATATTGATAGCATAGTAGGAACTAACCCGGTAGGTTGTGTGTTCTCTGAATACTCCTTACAAGACCCGAAAGCATGGGATTTTATGCGCCCGATACTTGCAGAGAATGGCGGTTGGGCAGTGTTTAACTTCACGCCAAGGGGTGAGAATCACGGTTATCAGCTCCTTGAAATGGCGAAGAATGACCCCACATGGTTTACACAGGTTTTAACAGTAGATGATACTAAGGCCATACCGAGAGAAGTATTGGATCAGGAACGTAAAGAGATAATACAGAAAGATGGGAACGACGCTTTATATCAGCAAGAGTATTACTGTTCTTTTAAAGTACCAATAGCTGGAGCGTATTACGCTTCACAGATTATGAGGGCTACGGAAGAAAAACGCATGACGAATGTTCCCTATGAAACAAGGTTGCCTGTTGACACTTGGTGGGATTTAGGCATAGACGACAGTATGACAATATGGTTCAGTCAGACAGTAGGTAGAGAGATAAGGTTCATTGACTACTACGAAACAAGCGGCGAGGGGTTAGTTCATTGTGCCGGGGTATTAAGGGATAAAAAGTACGTTTACGGCACGCATACAGCACCGCACGACATTGAGGTAAGGGAATTGACAAGCGGAGTAAGTCGCAAAGATACAGCGAAAGGGTTTGGGATAGATTTTCGAGTTGCCCCATTAGGTAGGATTGAAGAAGGGATAGACGCAGTAAGGAATATATTTAGTCGGTGCTGGTTCGATGAAAAGAAGTGTCAGCGAGGTTTGAACGCTTTAAAGAGTTATCACAAAGAATATGACGAAGCAAACAAAACATATAGAACGCACCCCGAACACGACTGGTCGAGCCACGGGGCTGATTCATTTAGGACATTCGCTATAAGCTACAAAGACATACTAAGAAAAGAATCAAGTCAGGGCGAACCCTTTAAAATGCGTAGGTATTGAACTAAGCCGAAAATCGGCAAGGAGAGGGAGAATGCGGCAAAGAGAAATGATTAATGAAAGATATGAATCTTCTTGTTTGGTACTTGATATCAGGGAACGGTTAATAAGTCCAAATTTTACAGGCGATTGGTACACAATAGCAACAGCAATAGGATACAAAGAAGCAGTTAAATTACTTTCATTGATTGAGGACTAATGTTATTAGATATGAGTTGTTTGCAAATTCTAACGCTGATACCTTTAATAATATTGTTTTATTTGGTATTTAAGAGGGCTAATGGATAATCTAAAAGAAGGACAGGACATAACCAAAGTTGAATCACAGCCTGATATGGGATACAATGACGCTACTGACCAAGTAGTTCCTACCGCTACACCTACCCCCAAGACATACAAAATAATCAAGAAGAAGCTCACTAAAGAGCAAGAAGAAAAACTCAACGCCTTTATGGACAAGGAAGAAAACAAAGCCCTTGATACATACGAGAACTATAATAACGGTCAAGGTTGGTTTAACCATATAGATCAATCAACAGATGACTATGAAACAGGTGGTAAGATATTCAGCGGAGATAGTGTTGAGGGGTTAGACGACGTAGAACGTAAGAAGCTAATGACTACCACTATGATGTGTGATATAGTTGCTTCTAAGGAAAAATGGCAGACACAGGGTGCGTTTCCGCAGATACTTTTAGTTCCGAAGCCACAGGATAAACTACCGGGTGCAGATGGCAAACTGAAATGGGAATCTAATGACTTATCAGACCGCCAGGACAGACTTGATTATATACTCCGTAAAGACTGTAAGAAAGAAGAACTGAACTATGTATCTTCTCGTATGTCTTGTGCTAATGGTGTGTCAATCGAGAAGTACCCATACGAGAAGAACGTAGAGTACAAGACCCGTAGGACTACCTATAAACCTGAAAACAAACCCGATGGCTCAATGGGTAATGAGGCATTTGAAAAGTTATATGCCGCAGATTTGCTCAATCCGAAGTCTAAAGCATTTAAGAATTGGGATAAAATTAAGGCAGGGGAAGAAGTAGAGATAACAGACGTTGAGCCGATAGTGCAGTCAAACGGAGTGAAACCGTACAGAGTTAATCTAAAGAAGTTCATAGCCCGCCTTGATATTAAAGACTTCCGCAAACACAAAGTAATCAGTGAAATGATTGATACCTACTCCTGGGCTGATATAGAAGCCAAAGTAGCGACAGATGACAATGACCCTTACGGTTACGATCAGGACGCAGTAGCTAGACTGAAAGAGAAGTTAGGGGATAAGTACCTTGAAAGTGAGAACGAAGTTTATGAGAGTATAGTATTTACTAAATTCGATTCCGAGGCCGTAGAGGGCGAAGATAAGCCCAAAGATAGATACCAGAGATACTGCATAACCCGTATTCCAAAGCAAAAGATAGTCTTAAAGTGCATTTACTACCCTTACGAACACAATGACATCTATTACGTTGCTAAATGCGCTATACCGCGCGATGACAGTTGGGCGGGGTATTCGTTCAGTACAAGGCTAAAAGATGGCAAATTGATAGCAGAGGGGCTGTTAAACTCGATGCTACGGCAGTTTGAGTTGAGTGAGAACGGTGTTATACTTACCAATGACAATGAAACCGACTATTCAAGAATCAAAATCAATAACGGCGACGGGTTGAGTGTAATCAAGGCAAAGACGGGAGCCAATATAAGCCAAATGACCTGGCAGTTCCCGAACATTGACCGGATAGGCATATCAAATTGGGTAGGTAACTATCAGGCATTGCTCACAGGCGTTGACCCAGCCCTTAACAGTGGCGCACAGACACCTGATGACCCACAGGCTCCTATGGGCAAGATGTTAGCCAAACAGAAGATAAGCGATAAAAGGATTGAGGACATAATCCTAAATCTACAAAAATCCGATGAGTTAAGTGCAAGGCTTATTGACTATGACTATATACAGTTCGTTGACGAGGACAAGAAACCCTATTTTGACGGGGATTACGTCTGTCACGGTTCGACCTTATCATTCAATCCTGAACAGGATAATCAGCTTATAATAGCGTTTGACGGTTGGATAGGAACTGCAGTACCTACAATAAAGCAAGACTTAAATTACCAATATACTATGGTAAACGCTATGGTAAACAACGCCGGTGGGTCAATCAAGAAGAACAAGGACATTATCCTTAAACCACTAAAAGATCAGTTAGACTTACAAGAAGCCACTCAAAAGGCTATAATGGAGTTCAAGGCATACGGTAGAAATCTGGGTAAGAGTGAAGAAGAAATAAACGCCGCTATTCCGCAGATGTTGGCTAAGTTGAGGGGAGAGCCGCAGCAAGGTCAGCAAGGACAGGCTCCGCAGGGGCAACCGCCTGCACAGCCCGGGCCGCCGACAGAGGTAATACAATGATTAAACTATACGTTCAATTATTTAAATCAATGTTTGCCGATAGTATTCAAATACTTGACAAAGAAACAAACGAAACTTATTACATAACTACATTTTTAAGTACGTTACTTAATATACATAAGTTTAAAAAAGCAGGGTTGAAGAATGTTGAAATTATAGGGTTGCATAGGAAATTAATATGACCGAAATAACCCCTTTAAAAAGAAAC